TGATACACTGGCAGAGCTTACAGACACTAACATTACGACACCCGCTGATGGCGCATTGTTGTTCTACGATACTGGTACGTCCAAGTGGATTGATAACGTAGTATCAGGCGACATAACGATTGCTGACACAGGGGTAGCCGCTATTGGCTCTGGTGTCATTGTTAACGCAGATATCAATGCTAGTGCCGCTATAAGCGTTTCTAAGACTGCTTTGGTAGATGGCACTGGTCTTACCCTTAGTGGCGATACTTTGTCTGTAGACGCTTCTCAGACGCAGATAACAGCAGTAGGCACGATTGCTACAGGTACTTGGCAAGGTACGGCTATTGCAGATGCTTACGTTGCTGACAACCTGACTATCTCTGGCGGCACTGTAGATAACAGTGTTATCGGTGGCACAACAGCGGCGGCTGGTACGTTTACGAATCTAACAGCATCAGGCACGTTGACCCTTGGTGGTACAGCAGTAACGTCTACAGCGGCAGAAATTAACTACCTTGACGTCACAACGCTAGGTACTACAGAAGCGTCAAAAGCTGTAACAGCAGATGCTAATGGCGTTGTAACTTTTGATAACGGCGTTTCCGAGGAATACACGGCAGTCACATCAACAAGCAATGCGACAACGGTAAACCTTCAAGACGGCACAAACTTTAGCCACACGCTGACAGAGAACACTACGTTCACGTTCAGCAACCCAGCGGCTAGTGGCAAGGTTTCTTCGTTTACGTTGAAGCTTGTGCAGGACGCTAGTGCTTCTGGGTACACGGTAACGTGGCCTTCGTCAGTAGATTGGGTCAGTGCTACAGCACCTACGTTGACAGCAACAGCTTCAGCGGTTGATTACTTTGTGTTTATTACGCACGACGGCGGTACTAACTGGTACGGGTTTACAGCGGGGCAAGCATTCGGATGAGTCTAGCTTCTAGAAAGTTAATTCAGGCGGCGGCTGGTGCTGGAGTTGACACTGGTGACGACGACTTTGCCAATGTTGTCCTGTTGCTAGACGGTGACGGTACTAGCGGTGACGCTAACAACACGTTTACAGACTCGTCTACCAACGGCTTTACGATTACTGAGAATGGCTCTGTAGTACAGGGTAGCTTTAGTCCGTATGGGGATAATTGGTCTAATTATTTTGACGGAAGTTCAAAATTAAAATCATCAGGATCGTCTGACTTTGCATTTGGAACTGGTGATTTTTCCATAGACCTTTGGATAAATTCAAATAACTTTTCTTCAACTTACGGACTGACAAACGCTCAAACTAATGATTCTAGCGCCAGTGCTGGAATGTTTAATTTAAAAATAGCAAATAGCACCACGCTTGACTTTGGCAGACATGGGGCGGCCCAGTATGTTAGCGGGGCAACATCCTTGTCGGTAGGCGTGTGGCATCACTTGCATATAAGTAGAGTATCTTCAACAGTAAGAATGTTTGTTGACGGATCATCACTAACATTAACAAATGTAGGCGGCGGGGTAGATACCTATGATTTTAATAACGGTGGGGTAGAGTTTACGGTTGGGTCAGGTGCTTCATTTTCTGATTTTCAAGGGCATATTTCTAATTTAAGAATCATAAAAGGCACAAGCTCAGAAAACAAAACATCCAACTTCACTCCTCCAACAGCACCATTGACAGCAGTAACTAATACTGTCTTGCTGGCGTGTCAATCAAATAAATTTGTAGACAATAGCTCTAGCTCGCACACGCTGACACCTAATGGAACCCCCAAAGTAAACCCGTTCAGTCCGTTTAAAGATGATGACGCAAGAGACATAACGACTGATGGTGGGTCTGGATACTTTGACGATAGCTCAAATAGTTATTTACAAATAGCAGATAACAGCGTTTTTGACGCCACCACCTCTTTATGCATAGAAGCATGGTTTTATATGACTTCTTCTCCGGGAAGTGGGCCAGACGCACACGCTATTGTTAGTAAATGGGTTTCAACAACTCCCGGACAACGCACTATATTTATAGATATAGAAAATACTGGGTTGCGTGTTTACGCTGATCTTCAAGGCGCATCAAACCCCGTTTTAATTACCACTGATGGTGGCGCTATAGATTTGTATTCGTGGCATCACGTTGCTGTAACGTGGGACGGATCAACATATAGAGCGTTTTTGGATGGGGCGTTAGAAGGCTCAACATCAAGCTCTAGTGCGCCTATTGCAAGTAGCCAAGTTGTTAGGGTAGGTCATAACACCAACACGCATTATTTTGGTGGTTACATTACTGATGCTAGATGGGTAACAGACGGCGGTGCTATATATACATCAGCTTTTACTCCACCTACAGCGCCGCTTACCGCCATAACAAACACAGAGTTACTACTCAACTTCCAAGACGCTGGCATCTACGACAGATCAGGCATCAACAACCTAGATACTGTAGGCAACGCTCAGATTGACACAGCCGTTAAAAAGTACGGCACGGGGTCAATGCAGTTTGACGAAACTGGAGATTATTTAAAAGTACCTTCAACAGATGACATAGCATTAGGTACAGGCGATTTTACTATTGAAGGCTGGTTGTATATCGGAACAAATCCGGTAGGCAACGGTCAAGGAATGTTTCAAATATCTAACGGGTATCTAAATTCTGCTGTAAGAGGCCCCGCCGCAGGACTTAATAACGGCGACGGTAAATGGGCTATTTATTATGGGACATCTCAACAAACAGCCACAGCGGCGGCCCCCTCAATAAACACTTGGTATCACGTTGCGTATGTTAGAAATTCCTCAACTACCAAGCTGTATATTGACGGAACTGAATTAATTTCTGTTAGTGATAGCACTAATTATTCAGACACCTATTTAACAATAGGCGGTTGGTACAGTACATCTTATTTACTTAATGGTTTTATAGACGACTTTCGTATCACCAAAGGCGTAGCCAGATACACATCTAACTTTACACCGCCTACTGACGCACTACCCAAGTTTTAAGAGGAGACAAATATGTTATTTGTTGAAGTGGCGACTGGAACGCCAAAAACAAAAGTCCAGCTAAGACAAGAAAACAAGCATATGTCTCTGCCTGAAGCGTGGACTGATGCAACGCTGGAAGCCTTGGGTGTAGCACGGGTAACAAAGACTGCGGCACCTGACGTTGGCGAATGGCAAGTAGCTGTCAAGGATGGCGTAGAGCAAGTAGACGGTGTATGGCGGGAGAAGTGGGTAACTCAGGAAATGTTTACGGAGTACACCGAAGAAGTCACAGATGAAGAAGGCGTGACAACTACTGTTACCCACACCGTACAAGACCAGATCGACGCCAAGGTAGCCGCTGACAATGCCGCCCTAGAAGCCACAGAACGAGCTACACGGGACAATCTCTTGAAGGCTACAGACCACTACGGGTTGTCTGATGTGTCCATGACAGAGGCTATGACGGCCTACAGACAGGCTCTACGTGACGTACCACAGCAAGAAGGATTTCCACAGACTATCACTTGGCCTACAAAGCCAGAGTAACCCGTGGATCCGTTGTCTCTGGTAGCGATGGCGTCTACTACGTTCAAGGGTTTACAGATACTTGTATCCAAGGGCGCAGAGATTGAACACGTAGCTCAGAAGTTAGGACACTGGTACGGACTAGTTTCTGACTTACGTGAAGCAGAGAAGGAAGCAGAGAATCCACCGTTGTTCAAGAAGATGTTCGACGGTGAATCAGTAGAAGCACAAGCGTTAAACGCTGTAATAGCAAAGAAGAAGATAGAGGAACAAGAAAAGCAGATCAGAGAGTTAATCATGTACTCTTACGGTCAGGACACGTACAACGAAATGATCCAGATGCGTCGTGACATAAGAGCCAAACGTGAACAAATGATCTACAAGCAACGAAGAAAGCAAAGACGTATGCTAGATGTATCAGCAATTATCTTGGGCCTAACGGTCACCGCTGGGATTATCTGGACAACCATAAGTGTTATACAAGGGGTTAGTAATGGATGAGTCCTCAAAGCAAATTATTGACGCCATGAGCGTCGGAACAATGTTAGGCACTATCAGTGCAATCCTTCCTCCTATATCTGCTATGTTTACTATTGTATGGGTAGGCATCAGGATATGGGAAACCGATACAGTTCAAGGCTTGTTCGAGAAGAAACGCAAGCGTGACGCCAAAGGGCGCTTCGTAAAGGAAGACTAAGGTATGTGGACTGCACTGATCGGACCTATCGCTGGACTCGCTAAGACTTGGCTCAGTAACAAGCACGAGCAGTCACAAGCCAAACACGTAGCTAAAATGGAAGTCATCAAGAACACAGCTACGTGGGAACAAGAGATGGCGGCGGCTAGTGCTACCTCGTGGAAAGACGAGTGGTTTACTGTGGTACTGTCGTTACCTCTGTTAGCCGTATGTTACGGAGTCGCTATGGATGACTTGAGTATTATGCAGAGAGTAGGAATGGCTTTTGTTGAGCTAGATAAACTACCTGATTACTACCAGTACTTGCTCTATGTAGCAGTCACGGCAAGCTTTGGCATACGTGGTGCTGACAAGCTGATGCAACTGAAGGGCGGTAAGTAACTTATGGCTACACAGTGTGGACCGGGTAGAGTACTTGTTGTACACCAAGGTGAAATGGGTGGAGGCTCCTGTGAAAAACTGCCTTCTAAGTACGATCAGTACATAGAATACATCCAAGGTCAAGCTACTCTAAACATGCAAGACGTTGGTGAGTACGACCAAGCACAACTCTATACTGTTCTCTACGGACCGTTAGGAGAAAACGAGTACTACGAGTTTAACGATTTAAACAACGACGGCAAAAGAGAGATTTACAAGGCAACAACAGACGCCGAAGGTAATCAGCAGATTATCACAGTCTACGGGCGTGACGATAAGTTTCAAAAGACAGAAACTAGTTACGACGATTGGTTGGAACAGAACCAGC